ATAAGTGTGGGTAGGGAACACCAATAACGAAAGGAAAAAAGGAGAACTAACCCTACCCATACTTGAGATATTGTTGCTAATAACAACATCCGTGACAATTATAGTCCTACCAAATTCATTCACATAAGTCAACATAAAATCTTATACTTTCTCATATATTTTATATTCTTTTTTCAAACTATACATTTTAAGCATCTCTGCCTGCATCTTTTGACTATATTCTAGCACCGCTCCCCACTGATTTTTTTCAGATGGGTTATGAAAATCATTCTTTGTTAAGGTCAGTGCCTTCACACTTGTGAAAGACTCCACTGGGAAGAACAACACTGATCTTATGTCCAGTGCCGCCAGTGCTATGATGTCGCAGTCCTTTCGGGTGTAACACCTTTTGTCTGCACCTTTACATATAGTAAAAGAATATCTTGCCATATCATCTCTTTGTAGAACTGTTTTTACTTCCACTCGTTGTGCTACTTTTAAATCAACACCACCAACCACGGCTATATCAACACCATCTTGTTTTACCAAAGATGCCGCATAACCAAGCATGGATATGTAAAACATTGTCAAGTTTTCACCTGCATTACCCACAATTTTTTCGCCTCTTAATTTACTCATAGTATTTCCTCCTAAATATTGAGTTGTCTTCGTGCACTGCTCTCGGATCATCCTCGAACATAATGCCTTCGTCTTCTTCTGTTTTAACTTTCTTTCTCATTTGCATATCTTTATAGACATCTCTCAATGAAGAGTTGCCAGTGGATCTACAATCGTTGCAGTATCTCTTCATGTATCTTTTGATTTTTACTTTTGGTAATTTTTCTCCACATTCTCTGCAATAATCCATGCCTAGATTTATACTTTTAACCATTCTAGTATCTGCTCCCCTAATGTTATGTTTGCTAATTTGCTTTTGTTAACTAATGTCTTAACTATATGGACATCAACTGTATTTGGACAGACCAAATCCACATACAAAACTGGATTATGTTGACCAACTCTGTGTGCCCTATCTTCTGATTGTACCCTCGACTCCAAGTTGAAGTCATTGGAGTAGTAGATTACGTTTGTCGCGGCATGAAGAGTTATTCCCATACCACCAGTTTGTGCATTACTGATAAAGAACCTGGTGGGATCTGATGGATCTTGAAATCTTCTGATAGCTTCGTCTCTGTCTGCCATGCTTGTGTCGCCAAAATATGTAACTGTAGATTCTTGTCCGTATATACCTTTCAAACTACTGCATATCTTCATTATGTCATGACGAAACCTAGACCATATAATAACCTTGCCTTCCATCTCTTCTATTACTTCAAGAAGCACAGTTAACCTATTGTTTGGTATATGTTTTACTTCGCCATCATCTGTTACAAGATAACCACATAGCAACTGTTGTAGTCTCAGAAGTCTTGTCATAACTTCGGGTGCAGTAACCATGTCGCCACTTTCTAGGAAAGCAACTGATGTCTTCTTGATACTTTGATAGTGTCTTTCTTGTTCCATAGTCAGATCAACTTGCCTTGTTACATAAGTCTTTGGTGGCAGATCGAGTGCATCTTTTTTCGTTACCCTAAATGAATGTGGATCTATTTTCCTTTTTAACTCATCTAAGTTCTTGTATCCAACCACTTGATTGAACTGATGCGACCCCATTTTCCTATTCATAATCACGGCATATCTGCCTTGAAAAGACCAATAGGAACAGAACCCCAAAATTTTTCTGTCCATAAATAGAAACTGTGAGTATAAATCCAAGGGCGACTTTGTTATCGGAGCACCTGTAAGTATTCGTTTATACTTTGCTCCCTCGGCAAACTGTATCAATGCCTTGGTTCTCTTCGCCTTGATGTTCTTGATGGTGGTGGATTCATCAACTGCCACTAGAAAATTGCTTCTGTGTGTGAATGTATCCAAGAACTTGAAAATTTTTTTAGTCGCAAATGCCTCGACATTGATTAATAGTATTCGTAAATGGGTTCTTGCTTCATGACCCACGGAGTTTTTCAACTCCATGGTTTCTCGTTTGTTTAGATTAGATTTCCAAGTATACACTTTGGCAGATATGTCATCTGTTAAATGTATTGGTATCTCATTGTTTCTCCAATTAGTGTAGACACCTTTCGGTGCTACAATAATTGCAGTATCTATTTTTCTGTTCCAATACAACCA